AGAAAGAATGCACATCACCACTGCCCAAGGCAATCGTACCTGCATTACTCGAACCGAGTGTCAGAGTAGTAGTTCCGCTTCTAGTGTCTATGGTATCCACGAGTATCTTTGACATTATGCAATCTCCTGTATGATTAATGTGCTGTTAGAGCCAGCAGTGCCAGAAGCACCTTGTGTATCTGTTGAAAATTCATATCTATTATCATCAGAACCATTTGGATTGTAGCTACCACCACTATTACCACTATTTCCATTAGAAGTGATAAATTGTTTTATTGTATAAGTGCCTGATTTCATGCCATCTAACATACCAACGCCTCCTTGAAAGCTAGAGTGAGTTGGTATGTATACATATTGCCTTGATCCAAAAAATTGTGTTACTGTGCCATCAGTATGAGTCCATTGTAACATACCGTTTTGAGCTCCTTGAACAGATCCCTCATATGGCACGTTAAACCATATGTGTAACTCAGAGTCATTACTTTGTTTAACAAATGATGTGGTATATGTGAAAAGTTCTAAATCTGCACTTTGTCCAGAAGTTGTTATTCTGGTTGAGTTTGAGAAATACTTTTGTTGTAGTAAAATACTAAAACCAGATTGACTAGCACCACTTGCTAAAGAAACTGTATCCCCACTCGCTCCTAGCGTTAAGCTAGTGCCTGATTGTGGTTCTAAGTTATCTACGAATATTGTTCCCATTATGCTCCTATCAGTTTGTATCCTGCAAAATATGTTCCAAAACTAGCACTTATATCTCCACCACTGTCTGAATATACCCTAACTCTAAAATTATCTGTGCTTCCGTTAGCTTCTAAAATACCACCAGTATAAGTTTGGTCGTAGTTGAAAGGTCTATCATTTTGAAAAATTACATTAGGAAAAGTATAGCTTGATGTTCCTTGTTCATTTTTTTCTATTCGTATTTGGAAGTTTGATACACCTTGAACTTCTTGTCTCCATTTTGCCATAAGCATATATTTACCTGCAACATTTGGTGTAAATTTATATGTGCTTGTGTCGTAACAGCTACCAGTATCATAAAGTTCTGTATTACAAGCAAGGACTGTTTGAGTTGCACCTGAAATAGTTTGTGCAGAACTTACATAAGCTAAGAATGATGGAGTATTTACTGCTAGTGTTTGCGAGGCTCCACTGGCTAAAGCAATCGTATCACCACTTTCTCCAAGTGTTATTGTGCTACTACCTGAAATAGGTTTTACGGTATTTACTTCAAGTGTGCTCATACGACTGTAAGATTACCCTCCACTGTGACGGTGCCTGTAAAGGTTACAGGGCCCGCTAAGAATGCGTTATCAGTTGATGCCACTGTAGTTGTAGCAGTGATAGTTTGTAAGTTCTCATAGACACCATTGAAAGATGTCATCATGCTTGGTTGTATACTGTTTGCACCAGGAGTGTTTTGATCTAATAAAATTCCGTTTAAGAAAATAATAAAACAAGAATCAGAAGATGCTAAAGCTGTAGTAAAAGTTATTTGTGAACCGTTTACACTATAGTCTGTAGTAGGTTTTTGCCGAACTCCGTTTCGTAAAACTGCAATATCCTCTGGAACTGCTACTGTTTGATTTATATTGTATGTAGTGCCACCGTCACCTGTAAGTGTTTGTACTGGTGTTGTTGTTGTGAAATTTTTTGTGACTGGATTACCAAGATACCCCATGTTGACTCCTATGTGCTAATACTATCAATTAATGAAACCCAACCGTGTAGACTTGCTGCAGTATCACTTTGTATCTGCAATACGTCTCCGCTTTGAAGTACGATCTTAGACCCTCCATCTATTGCCTCATATTGACCACCAGCCGCAATAGGAGTTTGATATACTAAAAATGAATTAGCTGATCCTCCACTTGCAGTGCTTGTTACAAAAACATTTGCTTTTATAGTTGCGTTAGTAATATTGGTTAATCTAATACCTATTATGGTATCATCTGAATTAGATGTCATTACAGTTCTTGCGGTTGTGCCAATAGCTATGTCGCCAGAACTGTTGAAAGGTATTTTTCTTTCAAAATCTTGGGCCACTTAATTATCTCCTATTCATATTTGTATCAGAGCGCAACACTCATTGCAATCACGAAGCCTTGTGATACACCACCTGATATTGTTAATGCCCCACTACTTGACAAAGTAGCATCTCCAGAAACTGCAACTTCTTGATAACTCGTACCATCACCAACTAAAATTTTACCAGATGTATTATCAGGCATTCTAAGTTGTGAACCAATAGTCAAATGTCTACCGATACTTACATCATTATCTGCGTCTTCAATAACAGCTTTTGAGGCCGGCATAGTACAAAATATATCTTTTGTACCTGCAGTAAAGTCTACTGCACTATCACTGTTTGATGATGATATGACTGTAGTTCTAGCTAAATCTGAACTATCTGCATCTAATGTTCCAAGTCCTACCTCAAACTCAGTTGTACCTGGATTAAATATTGCATAGTAAGTTGTATTGTTATTACCAATACCTGTGCCAAATGTCTCAAAACCTTGAACTGCACCACCAAGTGCAAATGCACCTGTGCCAGTGGTTGTGGTTGTTTCTTTTACTCTATCATTAATTACGAAAGCCATATAATTTTATAGCACTAAGCTACCTCTCTGTCATCTACTTCTGTCCATGTATTTGTAGCACTATCATCAACTGGTGTCCATGTATTTGTAACTCCCGGCACCACTGGTGACCAAGCGATCACTCCAGGAGTAGCTATATTTACAGATACATCTACACCATTTGGTGCAGCAATTGTAACAGGGACACCTGCTGCGGTGCCCTGAGCTGATGTTATGGCTATGCCTGTGGGTGTAACAGTTATGCTTGGAGTTGCCACAGCAGTGCCTATTGTAGATGTTAATGCTATGCCAGTTGGAGATACAGTAACACTTCCGACAAAAGTTTCATCGCCTATGGCAGTCGATAATGACTGGCCATTACCTGTAAGATCTACAATTAAATCACTTGTAAATGAAATAGAACCACGAGCTGTGGTCATTTCTATGCCCGTAGGCTGAGCAACTACAGCACTCGTTTGTGTAACAGATCCTTGAGCTGAAGTTAATGCAATACCTGAAGGCTGATTTATGACATCAGTTCTAACTGTAGATGTACCAACACTTGTATTTAATAAACTTTCAGATCCAACAATTGTGGTGATTTCACCACCTGCCTCAACTGAATAAGAACCAATACTTTGAAAATTAACTGCGATACCAGTAGGAGTTGCAGTAACATCAGGTAAGAATACTGTGACTGACGCTTGTGTGGAGGTAACTGCAATACCTGTTGGTATTACGGTAACATTTGAAAAAGCTGTTTCTGTGCCAATTGCTGTTGATAAACTTTGGCCTGTAACAGAAACACTTACATCTTTAATACCCTGTGAAGCAAATGAATCTTCAGCAAATGTGGTTTTACCAAAAAACATAACGCTTTACCTGGCGTTTATTTTAAGTAATTCTTAAAATAGCACTTGTAGCGTTGTTAGTTGGAAATTGTACTGTGAATGTTCCTGATGTTGATGTTTTAACTGCTCCAAAATCCAAAACCATAACTGCAGCATTAGTATTAGTTGTTGCTGTTGTGTTTGAATTATATATCACAGCCGCTTGTGCTGAAATAGTTGCACTTGTAAAACTAATATCACTGAAGTCAATGAAGGATGTATTGTTTGTTGCAGCAGCACCTGTGCTTGTTAAGTTGCCACCACCTGCTGAATAAGTGCCTGATGCACTAACTTCTTGTGAAGTAGTATACGCAGTGGTTGTATTACTTAATGAAGCAGAAGCACCGTACAGAGCTAATTTAAATTGATCGCCACCAGAGGATCGAAAGTCGTGTTCGCCTTCCAACAACTCTTTTTTGAAGCTATCACATACTGCTTGTGTAATCGCCATTTTTATGTACCTCCGGGGTCAACTGATTTAAGAGGAATACGAAGGACCCCATCTGAGTATTCGTCTCTACGTTTTCTACCCATTTGGTTGGTAGCTAGACCTTGCACTGCCTGTGCATATTTTTGATCATATAATTGCACATAAGTAGGATTTTTCAAGTAAGAAAAAGCCTCTGACACAGTTCCATAAATTAAAACTTCAGGTGCATTATTTGATAAAAATGTTGTTGTAGCTGTTCCTGATGATCCATTACCTAATCTTTCAGGTGTTCTATTATACCATAATTCAACCGTAATTGCTGCATTTGGAGTGGGGGCGACTATTAAAGTATTCTCATCCCAGTTTGCATAATATTTTGGTGTACCAGTATTATTAGCTCTATCTACATTATATTCATCTATAAAAGTTGTATCTTTTTGTTCTAACCAAGTTCTATCTGAATTACCATCTACTACTTGAACACTTCTTTCAAAATCAAAATCTTCAGGTAAAGTTAAAAATGGACTTCCTATCGTAAAAGGAGTAGTGGCAAATTTTCTAAAGGCATCCAAGTCTATGTCTTTTTGAATTTTATTTTCTACATTAGTAATGAAAACGTTAATAACAGTATTGGACAATACTTCGGACCCAACCTCTGTATAATTTCTTATGTTATCTAATAATTCGCTATAGTTCATGGTGTGCTTATTGAGTTACCCATACCTGAGTGACTGCTACAATAATAATATAGTGTCGGAGCTCCAATTGCTACTGTAATCTCTAAAGCTCTTGTCGTTGCTGAACCATACCCACTAGCATAAGCTGACTGTGATACAGAAGACCCATTTATTTTAAAAGTTACACCAGTCGTATAAACTGACCCTGAATTGTGACTACCATCAGATGTGGTACTTAGGTAAAAAGGATGTGAGTCAACAGTATTATCACTTAAATTAAATATTGCTGAGGACCCTTCATTGATAGTTATGGATGGTGCCTGAACACCGTCAATATAAAAAGCGTTTCCTCCACCACCTGACTTAGCTGCAACTGTTACAGTGTAAGTAGTTGTACTTGCAGTAGAAATGGTTATCTCACCTATTGAAAATACTGATTGTAATTTTTTAGCATTTTCTGAAGGTTGCATTCCGTTTGACTCAAAAGAACTATCTCCACTTCCACCCACAAAAACTGTAACTGGCTCTACTCTTGCTGGTCTAGTCCAAGGTAAGGCTTGAGCATCTGCACTATGATAAGAGGGTTCTAACTGAGGATGTTTAGTTTCAAAACATTGTGGGCAAGTTTTTAATCCGTTCCACTCTTGTCTTAATTGATTGAACTTAAATTGTTGACCACACCTGTCACATAAAGCTAAAGCATATTTACCTGTAGCAAAAGTAGTCATTACGAACTTACATAATAGTTTTGAGGTACGATGTGAACAGAAGACCTTTGCCCATCTTCTGTTAAAGCTCTTTGAAGCTCATCTTCATAATATAATTTTAATGCCTGTGAGGCTTGAGGATTTTTCTTTTGCGACATATAAAAAGCCAAACCAGATACCATGCAAGGTAAAAACCTATACGGAGCGTCTGGAGTGTTAGTGTATCCACCAACATCCTCAATTCTAGCTAAGTAATTAAAATTTATTTGAGTATCAGTTGTATCAGGTGTTTGATATAAACTTATGTCCACACTTGATAATTTTCTTTCCACAAAATACTGTGTTGGTTGACCTTGTGAAAATTTATTAGGTATGGCTTGGTACTCTGATCTCGAAATTTTAGTCATGGTCGTATCACTTGTGGTTGTTCCACTACCTTGTCTAAAAGTCATTTCTAAAATGTCACTGGCATCACTAGGCGCATTATAAGTCGTAGTTCCTGCAGTTAGATTTTTAGTGTGGTTTTTTACTTTCCAAAGGTGAATACCTCTATTACCCCACTCAGAAAAAAGTAAATTTAAACTTCTTCTAGCAGATTGTAAGTCATAACCTGTTCTAGTTTGAAGGCCACATCTTTCAAAAGCGTCCTCAATAATATCATCAATATTTAAATCGAAAGATGTTGTTCCAGATGTAGCCATTTAAATTACTTTTTTTTCATCATTCCGCCACCACGTTTTTTGGCAACTTGTTTTTTCTTAGCTGTTCCACCACCACGTTTTTTAACAACGGATTTCTTTTTGGCCATTCCACCATCCATCATTCCCATTGCCATCGCTTTTCTAGGCTTAACATTCATCATGCCACCACCCATTTTTTTCTTTATCATGCCACCACCACGTTTTTTGGCGACTTGTTTTTTTTTATGCATTACCATTGCTTTACTCCCTTTTTAAAAAGTTTTTCATACGTATGTTGCCTTTCAGCTACTACTTCATTGTAGTATTCCTTAGGCCACCTCTTATAATAGCCTATCTTATGTAGTTTGCAACTTGCATCGTACAACTGTTTAAACTTTTGTATTAACATCATAGAATATTCTAAATCTCCATGTTTCACAGGTTCATCTGTAGGATCTACTAAAAACTCTTGTTCCTCAGGATCTGCTGGTGCTGAGGGGTGAAATCCCATAAAATATACGTCTCTACGATTATACGTTTTATTATAAAAATCTATTTTTTGTTGAAACTTTTGGCCATCATATTGCTCCCAATAAGGGTCACAAAATATTATTATATCATGTTTTTTCTTATCCCATGATTTTAAAACATTGGTTAAGTGTCTTTCATATTTAGATCTATCAGGTCTAACTTCTATTCTAAGTTTACCATCTTTACGCCATTTTGCTGCAAAGGGACAGGCAGGAAAACCTATATGTTTATTCATCGGTTCCAATACAGTCTTGGACCAATTAATTACATCAAGTTTTATTTTTTCTGCTAGTTTTTTTCTTGACACCGTGTTGTCTTCTTATGCTGTCCTTACCTTTTTTGAAAATGTTTGCAACTTGAGTTTTACCCATTACCTTAGCTCGTTGCTCACCTACAGTAAGGATCTGAATTTTCCTTGCAAAAGGTTTGTTGACTTTTTTGACTTTTGACACAGTTTTCCTCGCATCAGTCGGAGTAGCAAATTTAATGCCAACAGTGTCTTTAGGATTTTCATCTGTATATAATCTTCTACCTGAACCTTTAGGTTTTTTTCCTGTCCCTACTTTAGGATCTTTTTTTTCCATTTGTCATACTTTTTAAATGCTTTTTTAAAATATTAGATTGTGCTTTATGTAATCGTGATGCCTTGGCTAATTGTTTAACCACTTTTTTTACTTTTTTTACCATTGATTATGTTTTCTTTTTTTTAGTGAAAGTTTTTACATTTGTTGGTTTACCACCAACTCCCTGAGCTTTTGCTCTTTTTCTTGAAACTGCTGATTTAATTTCACCCTTAGTCATCCTATTAGCTTTTGCTCTTGGGACACACTTAGGG